TTATAGTAGATTCATTTGATGATTTAATTGAATTTAATTTTGATAATTCTTTAGACTTTACATCTAGTATTTTTTGGTTAGATTCAATCTCGGCAAGTTCTTTGAGATTATCTTGTAATTTAATCTCAATATCTTCAAGTACAGATTTTTGTTCTTCAATCTTTGAAAGATTCTTATTTATTAATTTTTCTTTATGAGTATCACAAATATCCTGTTCGCATTGTGGACATGAAACCAATTCCCGATACTTCTTTATATTCTCATCAAATTCATTCAGATTTGTCTGGAACTTGGTCTTGAATAACTTTAACTTAGTAACACTAGAATTGACTGACTTATACTTGACCGTACTTTCAGAGACAGTTTCTATTTCAGATTTTAATATTTGTATCTTATCATTCAATATATTAGATTCATTTGTAATCAAGTTCAATCGATCTTCTAGTATAGATATCTTACTAGACTTATCTTCTTCCTGAGATTTAATATAGGATTCTTTTAAAGTTACCCTATCCTTTCTCGATTTAATATCTGAAACTAACTGATCCAGTTCCAATTTAGAATTTGAAATTTTAATCTTCAAATTCTTTGACATATCAGAAAATACTTTAATATCAAGAAGTTCTTCAATGACATCTCTTCTTTGTTGAGAAGTTAGTTTCATGAATTTTGAAAATTTTGCAGCACCTAAAATACCAACTTGGGTAAATGAATTAAAGTTAAATTTAAGTATTTGTTTTTCAAGAAATGCCTGATAATCTTTACTTGCAGCTTCTTGATTTAATAATTCTCCATTGCAATATATTTCAAATATATTTGGCTTCATTCCCCGAATGACTTTATAATTGATTCCAGAAACATCAAATTCAATTTCAGTTAGTAATTCCTTACCATTAATTGAATTAATTAATTGTGGCTTATTGATATCTCTGAATGGTTTATTGAATAATGCATAACAAATAATATCTGAAATCAATGACTTACCAAATCCATTCGATCCAACCAATAGGGTATGTGAACTAGAATCTAATTCATATTCTATTATAGCATTACCTACAGATAAGAAATTTCTTGCAGAACATCGTTTAAAAATTACTCTTGACATTGTATGGATTCAATATATAGTTGTTTAAAATAAGTTTTGATATTATCTTTTGATGGTATATCTACAGTATCAATATATCTATCAATTAGAGTTATGGTATCTTCATCTTCAATATCTACTGTGTAATCGGTATTCGTTAATTCAGAAAATGCTTCATCAATGATCTTAATTTCATGTACACCAATTAAAGATAAATTATCTAGGAAATTTTCAAACTTTATCTGATTAGTTTTATTCTTTACAATCAATTTAATAAAACACCTTTTAAATTGAGATAAATCTTCTGGAATATTCGACTCATCATAATAAATGGTTTGATGTAATACATACGGATTTCTGATGAATTCCAATTTTCCAGTATCACAATCTAATATATGGAATCCTTTTGGATCATTAGCATCCATCCAAGAATGCTCACAAAATATACCCACATACAATATATTACCTTTCTTTGATCTATGATGATAATGTCCAGAAAATACAGTATCAAATTTATCAAGATCAGTCAATTCCTGGCCGCCATGAGACATTTGACCAGTAAACATTTCAAATCCCGAAAATTCAAAATGACCGATTAAATATTTTGCATCTGTGGATTTAATGGATTGTTCAATTGACTCTTTATTGTCATCGCAAATCCAAGGAACTAAAAGGAATTTAGATTTACCTATTACAACTTCTTCTGGCTTATCAATAATCTTTATATTATCATAACCTTCCAATAAAACTTTCGTAGAGTTATATTCTACTGTATTTCTATAAAGTATATCATGATTACCCAGAAGTGTTATTAATTCCATTCCATGCGATTTCAATCGATCAAAGAAATACCTTCTAGCTTCATAGATTGATAGTGTCGGAATACCTTTTCTGGAATCCCATAAATCACCCAACTGTATGATAGTTTTTATATTATTTTTTAAACAGTATGGAAAAAATATATCCAGATAGCATTTATCAAAAAACTCATGTAATTTTGGATTGCCGTTTCTACATGAGAAGTGAGTATCACCCAATAATATTACTTTATGATTCAATTATTTCATCCCCAATGATTATTTGAGATTCATCAATATTTGCAAATTGCAAGAGATTATCATCAGTTGATTCATCGCTTAAATATTTTCTTTTATTTTTTGGTTTAATCTGATAATCTTCATGATCATCCGATAGAGAATTTGACTTTACATATTCCAAGAATTCTGATATATCATGTTCATCTTCATTTTCTATCAATGAATTTATGTCCATGTTTTTTATGATTGCTACTTTGATTTTTTGTTGCTTAGATTCTTTTTGAATGCGAACTAGACAAGCCCTCCAGCAGAATCTCGACCAATACCCAAATAGATTTTTACTTTTTTCTGGATTAAAGTTTAATGTATATCTAAGAATGACTTCAATTGAATCTGAAACCATTAAATCTTTATAGGAATAGCCGGAAAAATTCCAGCGACTAACTACTTTATTTGCTATTAACATTATTGCCCTAGCTAACACATCGGGCATTTGTGGTCGTTCTAATTCTAATTCATCAGCCTTTCTAACTTCATCTTGCCACTTAACATGAATTTCAACTAATTCAGAATTCTTAAAATATTCTCCAGCCATAAACAATTAATCCCTATAATAGTAAAATTTCATAATATAGGGATTAATCACATTTAATCTAATATTATATCATAACTCAAATCTTTATGTCAAGCATTATTTCATGAGTTATGAAATTTAATTCTTCGTTTGTATATATTTCTGCTCTTGCAGAAGTGTGTTTCTTTAGATAATCACGACGACCAGAAGTAACTGGGACATCACAAATATCAAATAATTTCGATTTAAATTTATTCTTACCTAGTCTTAAAACCCTACCAATACTCTGAATGATTTTTATTGGGGATTTGTATGGATGGGCAAATATTAAATTATGCAATCTCTTAACTGACCAACCAGTAGCAATAGTTCCAAATGATCCTACTGTAATAGACTTATCAAGTGTTTCTATTATTGCTCTGATCGATTCCCTTTCGGCTACATCTGTATTTCCATTGATAAAAAATACAGGGATATCTGGGTATAATTCTTTAGTTAATTCAAATAGATACTTACCATGTTCTTCAAAGTTGAATAAGATTAATGAGTTACCTGGTCGATCCGCAGCTAAATTAACTATAAACTTATTTCTATCCTGAAGATTAGTAATCCAATTAATTTGATCTGGATATTTCTTATCTTTCAATGCCTTGTGTACTAGCTTTGGATATTTAACTATCAGCATATTAATTTTAATATCGGCAACTTCGCCACGATCTATTAATTGCCTAGTAGTTGTTGCCTGATAGATATTGCCAATTAATCCAATTAATTGCAATTGACTAACCTTAGATTTCTTTACAGATCCAGAAAATCCAAATCTATATTTAACTTTTGTGCAATTCTCCAATATCCCAGTGATTGATTTAGTATCTGCCTTATGTACTTCATCTATTAGAATAGCATCAAATAATTCATTAAAGTATGAAAAATCTTCTTTCTTCTTTTTAGAATGTTGTGATTGCCACGTAGAAATTGCAATTGGGTATTTGATTGTAGAATCAAGTTTAGCATGAATTTGTTGAACATTCCCATTTACATCGAATTTATTCTCTTGACTATAGTCAATCCAATCAGTATAAGTCTGAGAAACTAAATTAGTAGAATCGGTTAAAATTAGTATTCTCTTACCATGTTCAAAATAAAACTTACTAATCAAATACATAATTAAAGTCTTTCCACTAGAAGTTGGAGACTTTATCACCTTCCGATCATTCAATAAACATTCAATAATAGCTGCTTCTTGATAATCCCTAAGTTCAATTACATCATCACCAGAAGTAATTACTTGACTGTCAATCCAGGATTGAATATAATCTAAGCTATAATTATCAGTTGGAGATTCTTTGGCAATGCGTTCAAGTTCAATTATTACAATTTCAATAGATTTATCTCTTGACCATTGTATTAATTCATCATATAATCCAAAATATAATCTTTTGGTATTAATATTATATAAATGAACTTGACCATCCCAAACTTCAGCCTTATATAATGGCATATATTTATATCCATCAACAAAAAAACTGAAATGATTATAAATCAATTCTTCAGTTTCTTCATCAGACTCGACCATCATCCAAACTTCATTTAGTTTGGTAATATACAATTTAGTAATATTTAACTTCCCGAATAAAATTTCTCTGCTTCGAGCAATGCTCTAATATCATATGACCTTGATGCAATAGCTTTAATTATTGATTCTAAGGTATCTAAGCAGATTTTATAGTAATTTAATTTAGTAGATAATTCAACCATATCAGAATCGGTAGTTATTAGAGTTTCTAATTCTGATTTTATAGGTTTAATTCCTTGATATTGATCCCAATTCAATTCTAATAGTTCTTCTTTACCCATCTCACCTTTGTAGTACCTAGATTTTAATCTATGCATTTTTATAACTTCAACTTCAACTTCTCGATATGCACATTTAATTTCTATTAGATAGTTTAAGTATTTAGAATGTAATATTGGAGTATGAATGATTTCATTTCTGATTTGAAGAGAATCTATTTTGGAATCTTCTGACCAAGATTCCTTGATTACTTGCAGTATATTTGACATTCAATATTCTTCAGTCTATATTAACAGAACATTATAACATGAAATAATATTGAATGTCAAATAAATTTATATAGAGTATACTTAAATGTTACAGTTGCTTTAAGATAATTTACGTTTGTATCTTTGGAACTCCATTCCAACCCACTTAAATTGACTGGAAAGCAATCCATAAAATTTACCACACAAACGGATTCCCGATCAGAATTCAATCCAATAACATGAATATCAGATTTTAACATAGATTCAACATTTCTTGAATGAGGAAATAATGCAGCCTTCTTATTAATCTGATTTATGAATTGAGAATCATTCTCAGGTGCTACTATTCCAAATAACCAATCAACCACAGATTTATAGTTTAAAAAGTTTTCATTGACTATAAAAGAAATCCTCAAAGGCTCAAATCTCATATTAGTACCAGTCATTGGAATGTCTGCATATGGAGTTTGGTAATCCGATGGAGTTACCATTTCTATAGATGGAAGA